TAGCTTTTTTTTCTATAAGGTTTTTTTAATCCCGCTTAACCTTTTCTCAGTTTCTCTTTTTGTTTTCTCATTTACTCACGGCCCCCCGTCTAAAATCAATCTCATGACGGCTATTATCCGGTGACTACCCCTTTAAACAAATCGAGGCATTTTTTGAACCTTCTCTATATATCTTAATATAGGTATAATAGGTTAGCTACTATTAACAACAATATTAAGCTCTACTAAGCCCTCCTCAGTTCGAGGACAACAACCTTTATATAGTTCGAATGCATAAAATAATATGTATGACAACCAAAACGCAAAACTCCATTAAATGGACATGTAATGATATCAGGGATTTACTGATTAGAAAAAACAAAGCGTATGGGGATTCAGCCCTAGAACCTGACAATATTTTTAGTAAGCTCGACAATGCACAGGCTATCTGTGCACGAATCGATGACAAGCTATCACGTATCAAAAACGTGGGACTTGACGACAACACAGAGGATACTCTTGATGACCTCATAGGATATTTAATCTTACTCAAAATCGCGAGGAGCGAAGCGGCAGCAAATGTAACAGTATGGACCACGTGTAATTGTGAACATGGGTGGCAAAACTGTACATGCAAAGTAGAGCTTGATGGCGAAGGTTACGCACCCCCGTGGAGCCATGAGATAGAAAAGGTATCTGTATTCAGTGGAGAGAAGCATGATAGAGCTTAAAGACTTAATGAAAGAATCCTTAGTAGCCCAAGCTTTAGATAGAGGTGGTACAATTAAGCCTCTTTTAATACCTCCTAAAGATTCAGCAGGTACAGGATTATGCAACCCGTCAATCTACCATGTACCAGATACAACCAAGTATTTAGTTAATGTTAGGAACGTAGGATATTATCTACACCATTGTGAAGGAGAACAGAAGTATCAGACACCATGGGGACCTCTTAATTATGTAAGAGAAGACAATGACCCTTATCTACGTACAGATAATTATATGTGTGATTATTCTTTAACTCAAAATAAAATAATGAAGCATAGGAAGATAGACACTTCGAAATTCCCTAAAGAACCTGAATGGGACTTTGTGGGATTAGAAGACGCGCGCATAGTGGTATGGGATGATAAAACTTATGTAACTGGCGTAAGGCGCTACGCGCCTGATGGAAAAGGTAGAATGGTTATATCTGAAATCAAGATTGATAGAAAGACAGTTAAAGAAGTATCTCGATTTATTATCAAACCACCTAAGGGTGAAGAAGATGCATACTGTGAAAAGAACTGGATGCCTGTATTAGACAAACCATTCCATTACATTAAACATGCTAACCCAACACAAGTAGTGAAGGTTAATCTTTCTAAGAAGAAAACCAATAAAGTATCTACCGCAACTTCAACTATTGTACACCAAGGTGGTAATGAGAAGAGTTTACAATTAGCTTTGAGAGGAGGCTCTCAAGTAATATCTTACAAAGATTATTATCTCTGTGTTACACACGAGTGTGACTACTGGCATAATGATAAAGATGATAGAGATGCACACTACTACCATAGATTTGTAGCATGGGATAAGAACTGGAAACTTAAAGGTATGTCTAAACCATTTAAATTTATGGATGGAAGAATAGAATTCTGTTGTGGTATGGCTAAGCACCCCGATGAGAACTGTGGAGATTTATTAATAACATATGGTTTCCAAGATAATTCTGCATACATATTACACTTAAAAGAGAATCACTTCGATAAGTTGATGGACTGGGAATGAACGAATATTGGAAGACAACAGCGTGGCCTACGCTAGAAATAACAACATCCATACCTAAGGCAGGTTGTGTAGTAGATTGTGTGTTTTGTCCACAACGCGTATTACAGAAAGTATGGAACTCAGAACATTTTACTACAGATAAAGAAAGAACATTATCCTTAGATAACTTTAAAATGGTTATAGATAAATTACCTAAAGAAGTTAGAATAACGATGTCAGGGTTCACCGAACCATGGTTAAATAAACATTGTACTGATATGTTACTGTATGCACATGAACAGGGGCACAGGGTTTCTGTATTCACTACAGCAGTAGGCATGTCTCTTAAAGATGTTGAAAGAATAAAAGATATACCATTCTGTGGTGGACCCAATGGTGGTTTTACTTTACACTTACCTGATAAAGAGTATAGAGCTAAACATCCTGTTAATAAAAAATACATAGCTGTATGTGAAGCTTTAAAGAATGCTAACATTCAAAACTTTGCTACAATGGCAATGGGTACTGTACATCCTGAAGTAGAACATTTATATCCCGACGAGGAAGTTAATAAGTATGAAATGTGGCATCGCGCAGGTAATCTATTAGGGGAAGCACAACTCAAACCTGAAGTTAAAGAAGTGTGGAACGAGTTTAAATCTATTCTCCATGACACTGAAAAGACGTGTGGATGTATAGAAGGTTTATACCACAATATATTACTACCTAACGGAGAAGTATCATTATGTTGTATGGATTATAATCTAGAAGAAATATTAGGTAATCTCTTTACTCAAGAGTATGATGATATACTTCCCGAACCTAACACTACTTATGATATGTGTATGAGATGTGAGAATGGAATAGATAAACCATGTATGGTAGCTACAGAGTGGGAAGAAGAGATAACTCTAAATCCACAAGGAACATCTATAGATAGTGATAGACCTATTTTAATTAAAGAAAAAACTATAGATAGATTAGATTATGAGAACTACTTTGTTCCTGAAGCTATGGTACAATACTTAGATGATAATAGAGTTCCTGAACATGAAATAATTGATTGGGTAAAAAATAACTTTATGCATAATGAAAAAAGATTTATAGACATAGGAGCACATGTAGGAACATATACATGGACCTTAGCTCCTTATTGTAAAGAAGTAGTTGCGTTCGAACCTACCAAAAGAACTTATAACTTTTTATGTGCTAATGTAATGTTAAAAAACTTATCAAACAAAGTCACAGCACATAATGTAGCGTTAGGAGAATCTACTTCAAGACAAATCTTTTATGAAAGAAGTAAAGATGGAGGAACCAATGGATTTGCTTTAGAATACCATGACGGACAGTGGTTAGGTAATAACCAAGATAATTATCTAATGACTGTAGAAAGACTAGATAGTTATAGTTTGAATGATATAGGTTTTATTAAAATAGATGTAGAAGGTCATGAGTTGCAAGTTCTAAAAGGAGCTACGGAAACTCTAAAAGAAAATAACTATCCACCTATACTATTTGAAAGTTGGCCAGCCAACAATACAACCAACACTACATTAAAAGACAACCTATTTCAATATTTATTTGAATTAGGGTATAAGATAGGTGGGACACCCCACCCTGAAATTTTTATAGCAAGGAAGGACAAATAATGCAAGAATTAATTAGTAGAATAGAACAATACATCGCAGACCCCGATGAACCCATGAACTCCTTTGAGTTGGGGTATCAGTATGAACTGATGGGGCATATGGCTTCTGCAATGGGATACTATCTTAAGTGTGCAGAACTCACAGATGAGACAAAGGTAGCTTACGAGTGTCTCTTAAGAAAAGCTATGTGCTTAGACGCTTTAAAAGATAGAAACGCACATGTAAGAAATAGTTGTTTGTTAGCTATAGGATTAATGCCTGAAAGACCTGAAGCTTATCATCTTTTATCTATATCGTATGAAAGAGTAGGGTTATGGCAAGAATCTTATGCTTGGGCTAAAACTGCACAGAGATTAAATGGAGTACCTAAGAATGACAGAATTGATAATGTTAATTATGAGGGGTATTATACTTTACCTTTCCAAGAAGCAGTAGCATTATGGTGGTTAGGTAGGTTTGATGAATCTCTTGCTAAGTTTAAAGAAGTACAAAAGTTAGATGGTATATCACCAACTTATATAGGGCACTGCCAATGGAACATAGATAACTTAGAAGGTAAAGATGCTGACAAACTTGCATCTCAGTCAGGAAACAGTACCACAGATAAAGAAGAAATAATTAAAAAGATATTAGCCAAGAGGGAGGAAAAAACAAATGACTAAAATAATAAACCCTCCTAACATACAACCCGAGGGATTTATATCAGCTGATGATTTTAAAGAAATGAATGAATTAGGTATAAAACACCCTGATGATTATTTTGAGTACAAAAAGAAGACAGAAGGAAAAGGTCTTGAGGAAATACTTTTAGATTCGGTTAAGGATGTTAAAGTAACTAAATCTAAACCTACCCTCATAGTTATTGATAATTTCTACAATGACCCTGAAGCTGTAAGGGATTTCGCTTTAACACGTGATTATGTTCCAAGAGGAGAACATGGTGCAGTAGGTCATAGAACTTTAGAACACTATCATTTTAAAGGAGTAAAGGAAACCTTTGAAAAATTATTAGAAGGAAAGATGTGTAAAGGTAAAGACCTTGGTGGATGGGATTACCAGACCAATGGTGTATTTCAACACTGTATGGCTGAAGACCCCTTTGTAATACATGCTGATTCCCAACAATGGGCAGCTATGGTATATTTAACACCAGACGCTCCACCAGAATGTGGAACTAGTATGTTTAGACATAAAGAAACAGGATTAGATTCTATTAGGGGTGATGACTGG